ACCTGTAGCCCCCATCAGTGCAGGGATTATTAGGGTTTACCCCCCTGGCTAATTGTCAATTTTTTTTCATTTGGGGGAATCGGTCGTGGAATCGTAAATCGTTGATAATCAACACCCCCTCCCCCCCTTCGCCCTGACAAAAACTGACAGATAATTGACAGGTTAATTCATAAGTGCCTGATAATTAGCGTGTTATTATTCTGTAGCAGTGGATAATATATGCATTAAATACCAGGGGGGGGTGAAAAATAATGCCATACCTAGCTAATTGAAAAACATTTCAATATCCTTGCACCAATTATGAAAGCAAAAAAAGGATTGTACGCAAATATTCACGCCAAGAAGGCCCGTATTGCAGGGGGTTCAGGGGAAAGAATGAGGAAGGCAGGTAGTAAGGGGGCACCAACTGCTAAGGCATTTAAAGCCAGTGCTAAAACTGCGAAAAGGAAATGACTGACACAGAAAAAGCATGGGTAATGTCCCTGGAACAAATAGTTGTACCTGGTGAGACTATTGAGCAGGCAGTGACTAATTGCATTGATCACCTGGCTAAACATGCAGAGCAGGGTATTTACCCTAATGTTATTGAAGCCAAGCAAATAACCCTGAAAGTCAAGGATCCAAATGATAGCACCAATAAAGAGTGAACCTGTATTACCTGACTTGGTCTTAGAACATGGATTGCATGTATTAACAGACGAATACAATGACTGCATCATTGGTATTAATGCTGAATGCACCAGGGTAGTCTATGATATTGAAAAGATCCTGGAAGTAATACAGCAACAGGACAAGAATTTAACCAGGGATGATTGTTGGGAGCATTTTTCACATAATATCCAGGATTGTATGCCGAGAGAAGTTAGCCCTGTTTATATATTCCCTATTGAAATAAAGGAGTAACATGCCAACCAAGAAAAAGAGAAAGATAGTAATACCTGATAACTTGCCTGCCCTGACTACAGAGGAAGATATATGCCCTTCTCTGTTCACAGGGGATAAACTGGCAAAGAAGGATCCTGAAAGGTATGCCAAGGTTGTCCAGGAATTATCTGAAGGTAAGGCATTAACCAGGATAGCCAAGGATAACAAGTGTGCCCCTGAAACCATTACTGCTATTGCTAAGAGGGAAACTAAAACTATTGATAAGGTGCAGAACCTGACAATGGGTTTAACTTCATATGCATCCCAGGCATGTCTGATGAAGATAATAGAAAAACTAGAATCTGATCAAATTCCTGCAGGGGTATTACCTATTGCATTTGGAATACTTAGGGACAAGGAAAAGTCAGACTTGGGACAGGCAACCAGTATTGTTGAGCATAAAAAGGTAGTAACCCTGGATGAAGTGCAGAAGGAATTAAATGCAATGAGGGAAACACCTCATATAGATATTACCCCTGATGCGTAGCGTTGGTTTTCTGCTTGGTGCATAAATACCCCTGATAAGTTTATGGTCTTTTTTAGGTCCCTAATGGACCCTTAAAAGACCATCCCTGAATAACCTGTGTATAATTTACTACCAGGTAACATACATGAAGTTCCCTGATAAACATGCAACATAACTTACCTGATGTTCCCTGTATATACCTGTATATATTAATACATTACCCCTGCTTTGGGCTTATGGCCCACGCAGGGGTATTATAAGGATTACTTGGTCCTGGATATGGAGTCAAGGAGATAATTGCTTTTACCTGAATGCAGGCCACGAAGACTAGCAGATATTTCCAGGCCAAGCAATTCATGCATGTCATCCTGATTTTTACCCAGGTCAATGCAGGTATCAATGCACCACCTGATTAACTTAGATAGATCAATATCCATTTCTTTTTGCAATTGATCTAGTACGACAAGTTGTTCGTCACTAATGACAACGGATATTCTTTTTTCACTCATTGGGCAAATATAGGGTGGGTTTTATTATTTTGTAATATTGCATAGGGATGCAAAGTTACACTTTGAAAATTCTAGAACACTTTTGTCAACATTAAAATAACAATTATTCAAATGTATGCAGATGTATTCAGTTTTCATATTTAATGCAAAAAGTGTTGATCATTTATGTTTATATGTTTTTTAATGTACCAACTACCACATTAACTAAACCACGGAAATATTAACTATGACTATTAAAACAAAAAAGGTTGGCATAACTAAAGAAAGGGAAATTGTAAGTGTGCATTTGCCTAAAGGGTATAAAGCAAAACTAGGGAAACTGGCATTTGATCAAGACAGATCCGTTTCTGCATTAGTTAAAAGACAAATTGACAAGCTCTTAAAAGAAGAAGGTCAAAATGTGTAAGGAAAAAGAATCCAGGATGTTATTTATAGCTATGTTCACATTAGCACTCCTGGCATGGTTTTATGTCATGTTTTGCTTTGCAGTATCTTTATTTGGGGCAGGGTCTTTAATAACAAGATGATTACAATAGCAGTAGACCCTGGAAAATCAGGTGGATATGCAATTTGCTCCAACAACAATGTCTGTGTTGCTGAAAACTTCACCACAATGGCAGACTTTTTGGATGAAATTCGTCCTTACCTGGCAAATGAAACAGAACCTGTACAAATGGTCCTGGAAGATGTTCCCCCTTTTGTAGGGAAAAACATCCCATCTTCAGCAGGGTTTAAACTAGGAAAGAATTGTGGTCAATTTGAGGGCCTGGCAATGGGCCTGCAAATACCCTGTCACCTGGTAAGTCCAAAAGTGTGGCAAAAGGGATTACCCAACTTGCATAAAAGCACAGGGCCACAACGGAAAAGAATACTGAAAGAACATGCACTCAGGTTGTATCCAAAATTAAAAGTTAACCTTAAAACTGCCGATGCAATCTTAATTGCTCACTGGTTTTTTAATAAATGAGAATAAAAACATGATAATTCAATTAAAAAACTCGAATCAATATCAAACATTAAAATTTATAAACACTGATCACATTATTCTTGTAAAAACTAGGTGGGAACCAGTCGAGGGTCATAAAATTGAAGACTATGCTTATTGTGCAGGTGCCCACATATTGTTCAGTGACGGAACCTGGCATACTTTTTCTCAAGATGTATGGAAGAATATTGATTATTATTTAAACATCAAATCACTCAAAAATCATAAAGAATATGGTGTGTTTGAGGAAAGTAATAATGGAAAAATCTAATCCACGAACACCAGGGGCACAATTAAGTGTGTGCCTACCTGTTGAACTAAAAAAACATTTAATGGTCCAGGCATATGCTGAAGGCATATCAATGACTAAATTCGTAATAAAACTACTAAACCAAAACCTAAAATAAATTATGGCAATATTAAAAGTAAAACCTAAAACAGGTGGATCCAATCGGTCCTGGAACCTGTCAGATGAAAAAGCAATAGAAGGTACCTTTCCTGGTCTTCTTCTTGATATACTTGATAATGACGGAGTCTTAGTTAAAGACTTTAATAACCCTGGTGAAATGATTGAACGAGATGTTACCAGGTTCTTATTTGCCTTCACTGATGATGATGGTGATACCTGCCTGGCAATGACGGGTGAAATGACCCAATCTGCTGACGAAAGAAGCAACCTAGTCAAACTATTAACAGCAATACGGGGCAAACTTCCACCATTGGGCGAAGAATATGATTATTGTGATGAAATAGGGAAGAAAGTAATGGTCACAATAGGCACACGCAAGTCCAAGTTAGGTAAGGAATACAGCTTCGTGCAGTCTGTTGCAAAGATTAATAAGAAACTTGAAGACGATGTTCCTTCAATCAACACTGCTGTCCCTGGCGATAGAAGATCACCCATTCCTGACTGGATTAGTGAGGAAGATGAAGAGGAAGAACCTGCTAAAATGGATAAGCCTGCTAAGAAAAAGGCTACCAAGAAAAAACAGGATGATGACGAAGAGGATCCATTCTAATGCCTCATTGTTACGACAGAGAGGGTAACCCTCATTTTGATTTAACCCCTGCAAAAGCCAAAAAGGAAGGACTCTATTTTTCTGTAACTGAAATACAGAAAATAGAGTCTGCCCCTGGGCTTGAAATGTGGAAGCAAAACTCAATGATTGAGGAAGCATATAATAATGGCCCTAAAAAAGGTGAGTCATTAAAAGACTTTCAACGCAGGGTCAAAAATGCAATCTACGGGGATGATTCAGCTTCAAACTTAGGGACCAGGATCCATGATGGAATTGAATCTGTACTGACAGGGGTAAAAACCCTGAAGCAGATTAATATCGATTTAATGCCATTTGTGACCCCTGCCGTTAATTACTTTAACGGAAAGGGCTTTGAGCTTGAGGAATGCGAACGGGTAGTCATCAACACTGAAGAGGGGTATGCAGGCACGGCAGATATTATCGCTCATACCAAAGGGGGCCAACCTTTCATATTAGACTGGAAAAGCACCAAGAAAATCCCGT